GAGGATGTGAAAAATAGTAATAATAATAAATAAAAAAAAAAGGTGGCTATTTAAAATAGCACACCAATAGTAAATGTAATTAATAATAAATAAACTAGTACTGTGCATTGTTGATGTAAATCATTAGCTGCAATCAGTAATTCATTCTTATTATTCTTTAATGTATACTTCATAAATAAGACCTCCGTCTACGATTAACAGTACTAGGTAATTGTTTAATAGTAACAATCTTACCTTGTTGTTGTAACTGGCTAATTGTCATAGCTAGTTGATAGTAATAGTTTTTATTCATCGAAATGGAATACCATTAAATAAGTTAATACAATTGGAAGTGGAGCTAATAAGAATATCATTAGTTTACCTCCATAGTGATAATAGAATTTGCTATAACTTCATTATAAGCATAACATTCTATTGCACACCATACCATTGCGTTCTTGTAACCTACTAAATCGTAATCATTCTCAACAAATAGACACGCTGGATAGTTATCTCCAAATGCCTCCATGACTATACTTAGTACTTCAGCTTCATACATATCATAATAAGAACAAGTCTGACTATAATAAATATGTTTATGACATACACCTGATACACATCCATGCTCGACTACTTCCTTGCATGTTTGTAAATCATAGACCTCTTTAAGGTCTCTAATCATTTCATCCATTGATTAATACCTTAATTAGTTTACAGTTTAGAGAATGAATCTCTAACGACCTATCGGAGAATTGAACTCCGTCCATGTGCTAGACAGGCACTTGTACTTACCATTATACTAATAGGTCTCGTCCTTGATAATACTAAACGACTGGTAATCCTGTCTTTTACTGCTGTATACTGGCATAATTAAGTGCGTGCCGCAGCGTATTTAATATTATCAAGGTGAGACAAGAGATGGTACAACTTAGACAGCAGTAAGTAACTCGTTTGTTAGCTGTCACCTTGCAATATAATTAAATAACTTAATTAGTGATAGGTATCAAGCCAAACTCTGACTTAGTGAATAAGGATTTCATCGTCCTTGCCTCATGTACTCATTATAACCACAGACTTCTTGATTTGTGAACCCTTTGTCAGGAAACCCACTCATCTCATCTGAGACTTATAATGAGTAGGAACTTACACCCATTCGTATTAACTCACTTTATATAGTGTTTAATTACGTGGCTTATCGCTCCGTACATTCATTATAACCATACCATCTTGAGACTGCATGAGATTGTCAGCAATACCACATGAGTCTATTGAGTCTATACTGTACCATACTGTAGACTACTGACTATCACTGCATTATCCCTTCTCTTTTCTGTTTATCATCTATTCATAACTGAAATGCAAACAGATAGTTTCAAATTTAATTAGGTTAGCATTAACAAACAGAAAAAAACGGAGCACATCCCTGTTGTCTTCGTCCTTGTTGGCATTTAATCGGTACCTCTGGGGGAACTTGCGTCCGGCCGACATCGATTATAGGCTTGAGAAATTTATGATAAAATTTAAGGGAGGATATACAGTAATATACAGTAATATACGGATAAAGTGTTAGGTGGTTAGTGTGTTAGTGGAAGATTGGTAGTATTCATCGGAATATCCAATCAGAGGATATTAGATAGAGGGAATTGTTGGTCGATAGATCAACGGATTCCCTCATCAAGGGGCTGGGTCCACCCTTCCCTTCCCCTGTATAGAGGAGTGGTTGGGCTAACGCCAGGTAGGGTGAGGCTTCTTGCCAGCTAGACCTCTAGCTTGTTTTCTTTGGTTTAAATCCATACCTAAGACTATATGATTAGTTAAAGATTGGGGATCATCTAAGAAGTTGTCTAATAGGTCTTGGAATTCATCTCTTTGTCTTAGTTTAATCTGTTCAGTAGCTGAGATAGCTAAAGCGTCAGTGAAGTATTGTACACCTTGTGAGAGGCAGTCTAGTCTATCGTCATGTTTAACGGCACCTTTTTCACGACACATTCTACTCATTTGGTAGAAGAGCATGTACATGAGGCGTAGTTCAGGAGCTTCGTTTTGATTAGATTTGTAATCCCACTCTATAACCGACCTATCAACCACAAGTCTGTGCTGATTAAGGACAGGTTCAAGAGAATCAATGATACGATCTTCTTTACGTACGTTGGCCCGTACTTCTTCGATGTCAACATGTTGTCTACGAGAGGATAGGTGTTTACGGAATAACTCTGATACTATGCCATCACCGAAGTTAGTTTCGATAACTAGCTTGGTTACATTGTACTTTTTACAGCCATCGAGAATGTTAAGTAGAGTATGGTCGCTATAACCGTCTCTAAAGGCTCTCATTTCATGTAAATATATAAACCCATTGCGTTGGGATAAGAAGGCTGCTGCAGTCTCATCTGTACCCCTTCCAGAGGGGTCTACGGAGCAGATAGTCTCTGAATAATCACCCCACTCTCCAACAAGTTTCATTGGGGAGTAGAAATAGTCACCAGGTAAGCCTACTGTAGGTAGGTCTTTTATGACATTAGAGGGATCAGAGCACCAGATACAATTCTCAGGTGCTTCAGTAGGATTAACTGAAGTAATGATGAGGTCAGCCATCTTTAATGGGAACTTCTCAGCATCTGATAGGGATGTATCTAGTTGGAATTGAAGCATATAGTTAGAACGACCCATAGATGCTTCACGTTCTATTAGGTCGTCATTATCGAATCTGTCTGGGTCTGTTACTTCCCAGGGTTCAATACCAGCTTCCAAATCTTCTTGGATTTGAGGAGCTAGTAATCCTTCATATTGACTGAGTTTGTCTTTTCTGGGGTATCTACTGGGCCAAACGAACGGACGGTACGAACGCTCTGCCAACTTACGATAGATAGTAAAAGTAGTCTGAGGAGTCCCGAGATACATAATACGGCTATCGCTTTTCGGCGTGAGGATGGATTCAGCTTCAGTACAGAGTTGTAAAAGTTTTTCACGCATTAACTCCGTCATGGAGTTTCCAGGCACCTCGATGTCGTCCAAGATCATTAAATCGGCACGACTTCCTGTTAGCTGTCCAGTGATTCCCACGCTTTTTACGCTGGGGGCTTGGTGAGGAGAACAGTTTACGTCGAAGCTGATGCGACTCCAACGTGAATCGTCTGATTTCGGTCTGAGATGACTGAGCCATGGGGTTTCAATAATTAGTTTTTGTAGGAAGATTGACATGTTATCTGCTCTCTCTTTAGAGGCAGATATGATCATAATTTTTCTTTCTGGATCGTTAAAGAGAGTCCAGAGGACGAAGGCTCCTGTGATCCAACTCTTTCCAACGCCACGGAAAGCTTGTATTTGAAGACGCTTAGGGCCATGCTGAAGATAGTCTGCGATTGCATATTGTGCTCGTGTAGGTGAGGGTAGACCAAGCTGATCCCACAGAGCTTGTAGGAACAGCTTAAAGTCGTCTTGTAAGGCTAATAAGGTATTATCCATTAGTATTTAGGTTTACCAAATTCATCTAATTCACCAGTATCGATACCTATTGGTTCATCTGGTATATCTGGTATATCCCATTTCGGATTTCTATGTCTTCTATATTTTTTATTTAGCTTCTTAATTTTAGTATTACTGAATAATTGCAATTGTTGAGGTAATTGTGCTTTTATAGCTTTATATGCTGAAACTGGATTATCAGATGAAATAGCATCTTTTAAAGCATTAAGATCTTTTCTTCTAGCATTAGGAAAATATTGACCTATTTCTATATTAAAGTCCATATCAAATATAACTGATTTTATATCTTTAGGATCTAATTGGAATCTACCTTCTATAACACTTGGTTTAACAAGACCATCAGCTTCAAGTCTACCAATAGATTGCATAATTTGTTCAATATTTTCTGGTTTTAAATGAAGTAAATCAGCATTTACAGCATCAAATATACCAGAAGCTTGGTCTGTTATATCATTAGCTTTATTAGTTACATCAGCCCATTTATCTGCCATATAACTCCTATAACTTTTATAAGTCTTACCATCAGCAGCTTCATATGAACCTTTAAGAGTTCTCATATTTTCCCTTACTGTTGGAGTAAATAATGTTTGACCATCTGGACCTGCAACTTCGTTCAAATATTTATGAGTAATACCATGAGGAGTTCTGTAGTCTGTAGATCTACCTACTAACATTCTTAAATTACCAAGAGCATTACCTGCATGTACATTTTTCTGTAATAACGTACCCGTAATTTCCATCCATTCTGGACTTAAATATCTAACTCCATCATATAAAGGTAAAGAAGCTAATAAAGCGTCTATATGATGTAATTGAAGTTGAGTTTGATCTATACCATATTTCTTTAAAAAGTCTGGAGTATAAACTTTCATAAATTGAGCTTTAGCTGTTTTAGTATAATTATTTAAAGCTTTTTCAGACATTAATCCTTTTCTAGGATCTGTAGTAAACATACCTGAAAGCCATCTTCTATCTGAATCTACCATAGATGGTCTATTTTTTAGATATGTATCAAAAATAAATGTTCCATCTTCTCTTATACCAGCATTAGCTAAAGCCATCCGTACATTTGTTGGTACTTCAGGCTGCCTCATAGGATTAGTATAGTCATCAGGATCTTTTTTGATAGCATGTACTATACCTTCTTCATTAAGGAATTTCATGTCGTAAGGTCTACCTTGAGCCTTAGCTGCAAATTCTAGTCCTTTATCCCAATCAACCTTAGCTGCATCAAAAGCTTCTGTTCCTTTATTAGCTTTCTGTAGTTTAGCCCATAATTTAATACCAGCCTTACCAGCTTTACGGAATCTATTAGGTATATAAAGACTTAAACCTGAAGCAATATCAATACTATCAGGTAAGAATATTTCACCTAATATACCTAAAGCAAGATGAGTTTCACTTAATGGATCTAGTATTTTACGTCTAGCATGATATACATCAATATCTGTACCAGGAATACCAGCTTGTTTATCTACCCAATCAAAACCTTCTCCTACCTTCTGTAAAGCCCACCAAGCACCTTTAACAATGTCCATAGGCCATCCAGTTTCAGGATCTAGTTCTTCTTTTTTTCTTATATCTCCAGCACGTTTATGAGCATCAATTATTTCTTGATTTGTTAAATTACCAGCTGTTTTAGCTTTGCCGATAGCTTGCATCTCTTTATCAAATCCAGGTCTACGTTCTCTAGCGTAGCTCTCTTCCATTGTAGAGTAATTAACCTGTTGAGAAAGATCTTCTTTTTCAGGATCTGGCATAAATCCACCAGATTCTTCTAATTTCTGACCAGCTGTTTTCTCTTTCTTAGGTGCTCTGAATACATCTGTTGCATGTTCTGAACCTTTATATTCATCATCATAATAATGTGACGGCATACTATTTACCTTTTATAGTTAATACATTTCTATTATTAGGTTTAACAACTTGGGTATCGACCAAATCCCAACTTCTTTCTTCATTAGGTTTAAGAGGAGTTCCTGGTTCAGGTGCTTTATTTGGATCTTCTCCATCTATAGTGCCTTCAGTATCTATAAGAAGCTTACTTCTTTCTAGGTCTTTAAACCAATCAGAATTCTGAATAGCACCTAATAGAGCTAATCTATTCTTTAGAGTTGTTTGTATAGGATTCATAGCTACTTCCTCTTAGCACCCCCTTTAGCACGGTTTCCTTTAGATGCACACAATTTAGTTCTATTGCTGCCTTTTTTAGTATGACACACATCTTTACCGCCTTTACCCATAATACCTAGTTTCCTACGTCTACGAGACAGTAATCTACGATATGCTCTCTTAGCTGCCGTACTATTTATCTTCTTTTGTTTACGTTTCTGTTTTCTATAAGACTTCCTACCTTTCTTAGATTGATAGTATCTAGAAGTCTTACCTGGCTTCTTAGCCCGTCTTGGAGCCATATAACCTCCGTTGTACTAATTCACGATCTACTTTAGGGAGGATACGATTTAGCTTGTCCATTGGACTGCCTTCGTAAGCAACACCTGTTATGTCATTAGTCTTAAGCCAATCACAGGCTGCTTTTAAGTCTTGAGTACTAGCCTCACCACTTTTGACCCGTTTAAGGAATTCATTAGTGACAAGGTTATGTAACTCATCAAACTTTTCTTCTTTGGCTTTTGCCATAGTTATGGTTCATAAGATTGTCTACCACTTTCTACTACTTTTAAATTACCCAGTCCAACTCTAGTGACCATATCTGGATCTACTCCTAATGTAGGTTCTCCTACCTTTGGTTGAGGTGCATATTTTGTAACTGTAGCAGTTTCAGTTGGCTCAGGTTTAACTAGTTGTTTAACCTTTGTTGTTTTAGCTTTTCTTGGCATTTAACTGAATAGTTTATCTTTTACAATTTTTAAAGCCTGATCATCTAGCTTATTATCAGTTCTAGCTACATAAGCTTCTAATAGATCTACTACAAGCTTTTTAACTGAATCTGACTTAAGAAAGGCGAATAGGATGGGTTTAATTACTAGGATCATTGTTTTTAAATGGGTTATACCAAGGTTTTTTCTTGGTGGGTTTAGTTTCTAGCTTATCTTGGTCTTTTAAATATTTAGAAATAACGATTACATGTTTACACATAGGATATAATGTAGATGTTGGATCTATCATAAATCCCTTCTGCTGTAGTTCTGCACATTTAAGTGCTCTAACTAACTCATAATCTAATCTCATTTTCTCTTCTTGACGTAGAGCAATTCGTCTACACTGTTCTAATCCTCGTTTATCTAAGGGTACCATGAAATTAACTTGGAATCCCCAGTTCTCGGCAACAGTGTAGCTTTGCTGCTCCATTGAGTCATCAAATGGTGTTGTATGATTTCCCATATAGAATGGAGAAAAGGTCATTGTAGACCCATTACAACTTATATTAGGACCATAATTCTGTCTAGATGGTGCTCCATTATTCTGGAATTGCACCGCTTGATTTGTTACATTACCAGTCGCAGCTGCCACTGGATTAGATGTGTTATTAGTCTCTCCTTCTTCTGCTCTAACTGGAGCTATTGAGAGAAGACTGATAAGGATACCGTAGTAGAAGTAGTGTCGATTTCTCTTTCTATTTCTGTTACTGACAGTACCTGACTGGCTGCTCTTGTCACTACTTCTAGTGAAAAGTCGCTTCCAGGTGTTGTCATATTGAATACCGAATCTGAATCGGTTATACCTCCTGAGGAGGCTGATGAATGGGTTATATTGTCCCCAGACCATTTGTTTAATGCAGACCCATAAGTAGTAGTTGTTATTTCCTCTACAATCTCTTGAGTCGTTGTCGTTGTACTGTTCATCGAACCCTGGGTGAAGTTTGGGGTTACTAATTCTGCTCTTGCTACCGTGGGTGATGCCAGTAGGAAGAGTACTAGCCATTTCTTCATGTCTTTGGTTTGTCCTTCTTATTATTATTACCGTTACCAGTAGTCAAGCCAAATGTTGCAAGTGCCCCAGTAAAGATACTGGCAGGGAAAGTTATATCCCCACCTGGACTTTTCTTGATCATTGGTATTTCTACATAGTTCAACGTAATAATGAAACCACTCCAAACAACAACACCAAGTCTAACAAATGTACCTAAGATTTGTATTTGGTGTTCTTGGTCTTCTGCAGCATCTTTTAATTTTCCGAAGAATCCTTTTTCTTCTTTTTTTGTTGCTTCCATTTATCAATCTTACCTTGTAGGAATTTCTGTAGTTTCTTCTTTATTTGATCAAAGAATGGTGTAGCTAGGGTGGTAGTTGCTACAGCCGCTACAGCTGCATAGGTAGCTGTCATTACTACTTCAGCAGATGGTAACGGTAATTGTATATCTATGACAGGTAACTTTAAACTAGGTGGAGCTGGTTGTTCTTCTGTTTTTTCAGCTTCTACTCCTTTAGGTGCTTGAAGATCACTAGGTGGAACCACCATAGGTTTATAAGAAGGTATCTTAGCACTTGGAACCTTCAAAGGTATTTGTGGGATAGGTGGAGGAGATCCCAAGTTATATGAAGGGAGAAGTAATCGTCCTCCCATCTATTTATTCGTAGATTGCTTTACCAGCTGTAACTGCTGCATCATATGTAGTGAAGTTTTCAGTTGTCCAAACGGATGTTGTACCATCTAGTTTCTTTAAAGCTTTAACAAGTTCTAGATGTCTTACATTACGTTTGACACGATCTTTCCAATCAGCTTCTGTATAATCTGCTGGTTTTGAAGATAGCTTGTTGATAAGAGTTACACTATGTCCTGCATTAGTGTAGATTTCGGCTAATTCAGCTGCTGTTTTTTCTTCCATGATTAATAAATAAAAGAGGGTTAATTTTCTTCTGAAACTACTTCAGTTTCGGTTGGTTCAGACTCTTCTACGTCTTCACCTTCTTGTTGCTCCTGTTGAGCTTCAAGGACAATAGCATCTAATTCAGCTAATGCACCTTGAACCTCATTGAAGCGGCTAACGAGTTGTGCTCTTTCTTCGATTAGTTTTTGAGCACGTTCTTGGATGGTTGTCATAATAAAATAAGGGTGTTAGTTTGCCTTTAAGGCTTTGATTTCGTTTTGTAACTCTGTTACTGTTGCAGATAGTTC